TTTTTTCACGAGCATCAGATCCACCATGGGACGAATTCCACCCACTCTACATCAACCTAACCCCGTTTGACACCCCATTCCTCTCCCGTTCACGAGACTTCCTCTCCGCTCTCCGCACCGCTCGCCACGATGCGATGAATGAAGCCAAAAAATCCTCTCATCGGGTTAAGTTACCCGACGGGGATGAGTCAATTTCTCTCACGAAAGTAGGGACCAATGTACGACGACCACGCAAGCGATCACTCCCGGGAGGTATCCAATCCCTCCTCTCCACTCTCCCAGACGGAGACTTGCTCCGCCAAGCCTTCGAGTCCTCAGGAAAATCCTGAGTTGGAAGCTCTAATTCCGACGGAGCAGAACCTTCTGGCTCTTCAGCTTAAGATCACTAGAGTTCTCAACAATCTACATGCTACACATACACTCCGAGATCGGGATGTAGAATCCCTCGCTCAAGACATCCTTATCGAAGCTTGGCGTAAGCAATGGCCGGTGACAATCACCTTCATACGCCATAGGCTCATCAATGCCTACCACACCGGGAAGGTGTATACTAGAGTGCTCGGAGAACTACGCTACATCCGACCAACCATCACGAAACGCGGAACCGAGGACGAGACACCAGACTACCGAGAAAGACTTAGTGAGATTCTCAACACAGCGGATTTGTCCAACCAAGAGATGTCGATAATCTACCAACATTTCTTCAGTGGACTAGACTTTAAGTCCATTGCGGTGGAGAAGGCAATGAACATAGATAAAGTCTCGGCAATTTTCAACTCTGCGATTAGCAAGTTGCGATCAGCGGGTAGGATTATTGAACAAAATGAGGTGACTGAATGATTCCGATATTGTCGAATTGTAGTGTTTGGCGTGATACTTATCTTGACCTCGCGTTTGAAATCAAACACCACAGTCTAGAACAAAACAACGGCAAAGGTATTTGGAATTACTATGTGGTAATCCCAGATACTGCATTATCACCAGAGGATTTTGCTAAACTCTGGTTAGATCCAGAAGGTAGTTACACAGCAACTTACGAACTTACATACTATCTCACAGACAAACTTCCAATAGCCAAGTGTGCTTGGCATGGTGGAATCACATTTTACGAGAAGATAATTCATCCCGATACCAAGTTTCGTGCTGTGAAGATTGGCTGCGATTACAATCACCTATTCGACAGTGAGGATGGATTTCCTTACAACCTGGAGGTTGTCACCAGCAATGTGATTCGAACAATAGATCAAATTGCCTCAGAACTAAGGCTAAAGCGTAGGGATCCATGGAGTGGGGTGTGGGATTATCCAGAGAATATGGTCGATCATGCTGGATACCTCTACACAAAGTCTGGGCTGGTGGACATGCTCTCTAGAACTAGAATGGTGACTGAATGACCAACTTCAACCTCTACCACAAACGTACCCATCTTTCAATCTCCTCCCTCTGTGCATTTGCACGGTGTCCAAGGATGTTCTTTTACTCCTCTGGTTGTGGCCTATCCAACGGCGACCACCCCGCTCTCGCATTCGGCTCGGGTATCCATGCGGCGTTACCACACGCTTTCCATGGCGACCTATCCAAGGCGAGTCAGGCGTTTGTCAAGTGTTTTGGCGACACTCCCATGGATGAGAAGCGGAATCCTCTCTCCGCGACGGCCATCCTAGAGGATTACAAAACCTCACACGAGAATAGCCGGAGTATCTATGTTCTCCGACAACCACCATCCAACGCCATCCGACTCGATGATCAAGTCTCCGACTGGGAAGTGCCATTCGCTCTGGATATCGGTCTAGACGTACCTCTTGTCGGTAGGATCGACGCTCTCTGCACCCACCGAGATACCGGAGAACCTTGGTGTCTGGAGTGGAAGACGACGAGTGAACTAAGTACTCGATTCCTTGACGGCTTTACCATCAACCCTCAAGTCTACGGATATGCTCTCGCAGCGAGATCCTACGGTATCAACGTCCGAGGAACAATCGTCGAGGGAATACGAGTTGCCGCACCGTTGAAGAAGTCGAAGGTTCAGCATGTTGAAACCCTCGCCCAACCAATCTTTATCTCCCAACATCATCTCGACGACTTCCTCACCTGGGCAAGATGGATTGGATCGCAGATACTCGAATGTGAGAAACGAGAGGAATTCCCAAAAGACATTTCTGCGTGTGTGCCGTATCCTCAATTCGGCCAAGCCGGATATCAATGTAAGTATCAGAACCTTTGTCTGGTACAGGATTGGACCTCCATCGCCTCGATGTTCGAGGTTCGAGAACCACGGCCCTTTAAGATCAGTGAGGAGTAAGATGACCGAAGACGAACTACAACAGACCCTAACGTGTCTCGAAAACCAGACTAGACGACTAGTCTTCACTAGACTCTGTAGATCCGAGATACCAATGACACCCACCCTAATGGCAGCGTCTTTGGGTCTAAAAGTCGGTACGGTGTCCCACCATCTCGTCTGGTTGGAGGATATGGGATTATGTATCCGTCTAAAGTCGGGAACGAATAATCTCTATGGAGTTGATAGAGAGAAAATCAAGGCTTTAGTTAAATGGTTGAATACTCTCTAGGAGATTAGAATGGCATCATTATCAGATACTCCCATCACCCCACCGAAGATCATTCTCTACGGAGAAGGTGGAGTCGGTAAGACTTGTTTTGTAGCAACCTATGGCGAGGGACTCCAACTTATCGACTGTAATCGTGGCTTGCTCTCCGCGAAGACACTTAAGGACAAGTGGACGGCCGAGAGACATAAGATAGATGTAGTCTCCTGCTACGAGTCCGACCCAAAACGTGCGACGGCGTGGGGGATACTCAAGAAGACGGTTCTCCAAATCTACGAGGACTGTTTAAAGGGAATCTATCCTCACAAAGTCCTCGCCATCGACTCCCTCACCGACGTAGCGGAATATGCTCTTCGTGGGATATGTGGGAACTCGGGGTCTTTGGGTCAACCAGAGAAGGTTACTCAAGCCCAATGGGGTCTGGCGATTGCTGAGGTTTATAACCTCTTTGTTTATCTCCGTGCTCTACCAATACCAGTGGTGATCACCGCCCATACGATGATTGTTACCATCGGCACTGGGAAGGATGCGGTTACACGTCAAGTTCTCTCGATCTACGGAAAGAACCTTGCACCGAATTTGATCAATCTCTTCGACGAGGTGGATTATGTAAAAACCCGCATCGTCCAAGGTAAGCCAGAACCGTATCTCCAGACAATGAAGGATGCATTTGTACAAGCGAAGACGAGGTCTCAACTTGTTGATGGAACTAAACTTGACATCGGATTCCGGGAGTATATGAAACTCTTGGGATGGAAGTAACGTAAAGCTTTAACGTAATAGAAAGGAGGTGAAACTATGACAACTTTTGAAATCCACCAGTTGATTGATTTGATTGATGATTCAAATGAGATCATCGAGTATCTTGGTCAGGAACTCGTGATATCGATTATTGATGAACTCGGATGGTCTACCGACAAAGACGACGATGCTTAAACATCGAATCCCAACTATTCTCTTCTACCATTGTAAGAAAAGGAAAATCTGATGAAGCTTAATATCAACGCGACCGCGATTCCCGAGACGACTCCTCTCCTCGAACCGGGTGAATATACCCTCAACATCACGAAGATCGACCTCCGTGCGGCTGAGGGAAATTTCAAAGAAGCATATAACATCGAACTCACCGTAGCCGAGGGCGTAAGCGTCAATCGCAAGGTGTTCGATAGTTATCCCACCGAGTTCTTGGCTCAACCAGACCATCCTGTCACCGTGAAGTTCGGACACTTGCTCCGATCTTCTGGTATCACGATGTCTGCGGATGGGGTCGATACCGATGATCTCCTCGGTAAGTCGGTACGGGGGATCGTCCGCCACCGAGTCTACACCGATAAGTCTACGGGAGAGCAAAAGACTTCCGTGGATGTCAAGGATTACATCTACTCGAAGTAGGTAGATACCACTATCTCATCAAGGAAACTTGGTGGGATGGTTTTTACAAAAGGAGTGAGATTATGGATATATCTTTAGGTGATCCTGATGGGACAGCTAGTAGTCCAACTACACAAATCAACACAATTGCAAGGATAACCCTGCGAGACTATTTCGCGGGGAAAGCGATGCAAGCGATTCTAGGAAACCCAGAATATCGTTATACTAATGACGATGCCGTGGCTCGTGAAGCGTATAACGCAGCGGATGCGATGCTGAAAGCGAGGAGTCTTCCATGACCGACCAAGAACGATACTACGCCGAGAGAAACAACGAACTAGGGCAAGGTATGCTTAGCGATCGTCAGTGTAAAAGAATCGTAATGGAAAACGACCTAGACGCCAATGTCGAGCGTCTTCAAGTCGAGGAAGACTATTCTCTCCTCGAAGCCATCCGCTATACCGCGGAGCTACACTACGATTCCGCAAGTAGAGAAGAACAACTAAGTTACTGGATTTAACATCGAGGTACATGCATGTATGATTTTGCTGCCGAGTCGCGTCCGACGTTGTTGATGTCGAAGATCATCATCTCCAAGGATCGAGGTCGTAAGGAGTTCAAACAAGAGACGATGATGGAACTCAGGAGATCTATCATCGAGAATGGACTCTGTCACCCCATCGTGGTGACCGAGGAGTTTAAGGACGGTAAGGAAACTGGGAATTATATCCTTGTTGCAGGGGAGAGTCGGTATCGATGCTACCTTACAATTACCGAAGCCAATGGACAAATCCCCTTCACCCTCATGCGAAACCTCTCGCCTCTGACTCAAAAAATTATTGAGCTAGAGGAGAATATGGTTCGCAAAGCTCTGACTGGACTTGAACCGATCTTCATCTTGGAGCAAATAGACACCCTCCGTCGACAGGAACTAGGGGATAAGTCAGCTACTAAGCCAGACGGCTGGTCGATTAAAGACTCTGCGAATCTCGCGGGAGTATCCACCAGTACCGCATCTCAACAAATCAACTTCGCAAAGAAGCTCAGAGAACGTCCCGACATCCGGAAGAAAATCGAACATCTTCCCATCGGAGTAGCGATGAAGGTAGCGGCTCAAATCGAGGAAGGGGAGAAGGTAGAGCGTCTAGCAAAGACTGGAAAGCTGACTCTAAGCACCGAGATTCAACACTCAGATGCTCTCACCTATCTTCGCTCTCTGAAACCAGATAGTGTGGATCTCATCCTTACCGACCCACCATTTGGTCTGGAGGCGTTATCTGATCGAGAGGGTGAGACGTCGACAAATCCGAAGACTCAGAGTTTTATCTCCCAGCTCAAACCGGACGATAATCTCAACCCAGAGAAAGCGATGGCATTAATCAATGATTGTCTAATCGAGTTCCACCGAGTCTTAAAACCTGGTTCTCACTTTTATATCTTCTTCTCCGCGGATATCGCTACGACATTGATCAAAGCGATTAATGACTCTGGACTGGTGTACTCCCCTCCACGCTTAATCTGGAACAAAGACCGCAGCACCACGCCATTTCGTGGATACTCCTTTATGTCCTGCTATGAAGACATCTTCTTCGGCTACAAACCAAATGAGTCTGGAAAATGTCGTCGACTGGAAGAGGCACAAAAGTCTATCATCACGGTGTCTCCAGACCACACTACGCAGAAAACTCATATCTTCCAGAAACCGATTGAACTCTTGGCGAAGCTAATCAAGTTTTCTACCTTTCCAAATCAAATAGTCTGCGACCCCTTCGCGGGGAGTGGATCGACAATCGTCGCGGCTAGAGAAACCGGCCGCATTGGTATCGGGTGTGAACTAAACCGTGAGCACTGGTCAAAAGCACAGGCCAGGCTCGTACTTACCGAGTCAATGAAACTTAGTCTGGAGAAACCATGATGACACTAGAGTATGTGTTCTATGCTCTTCTTCTAACGATCGTTTGTGAACTAGTTTACTGCACCTACAAACTACTGCGATGAGTCTTGACTTCTTGAATAATCTCTGCCTCTCTGCGGATAAACTTAGCATCTGCTTGAAGGCGTATCACCAAGGCCTAGAGTCTCAAGAGATGTCGGTGAATCCGTATGAGAAAAACCACCAACTTCACTTATCGTGGGAGGAAGGGTATCGGGAAACTTGGAGACTATCTCCGTACCAAAAGTCTCCTGATCCTCTCGACGAGTACTTTAAGATGGGTGAATGGAGAGGGGAGAATACCCCCGACGAATTTGATAACCCATACGATCGACCAATCGACTACGCACACAACCAGTATCGTGCTGGTTGGTATCACGGAAGGTTTAAGAGAGTTTAAGGTCTAAACTCTCAGGAAGGTAGTATCATGGATCAATCTAATCACCCTAAACCACGCGGATTTGCCCTCATGCACAGAGATCTCCTACGGAAGATCTCCCAACAAGGTGGGTACGCTGCACATGACAAAGGCGTAGCACACGAGTTTACCGTCGACGAAGCACGTGCCGCTGGAAGACTTGGTGGTATAAAGGTCTCTTCCGATCGTGCCAGAATGGCAGCCATCGGACGACTTGGTGGTTTACGTACTGCAGAGAATAAGCGTATTATAGCGGCAGAAGGAGCTTAGCCAATGAACAAAGCACAATATGATGCTCTACGAACCGTGACAAATCGTAGATTATATGCATCAGAAAATATTCACTATTGTCCATTCTGTGGATCTAACCAGATTCAACTTGTTGATTGGACGCAACCTGAGGTCGCGAGCTACAGATGTAGGATGAACCTGGGACATTGTTTCATGGCCTCAATCCCACCGGACAATAAACTCACGGAGGAATCTAAATGACCATCCCAGGTTCTGGACCACTAAACCCTCGTATCTGTATCATCGGAGAATCCCCAGGTCGCGAAGACGAGCTCGAACGTCGTCCATTCTCCGGTTCTTCCGGCAAACTTCTACGATCTACCCTAGCTCAACTAGGAGTATCTTGGAGCGAGTGCTATGTCACCAACGTCGTTAAATATCGAATCCCTGATTTCTCCACCCTCTACGAAGACGGGCCGAAGCGTACCACGCCATCACAAATGCTCGGTAAGTCTATTGCTGAACTTCACGATGAACTCCGCAGAGTACGACCGACTGTCATCATTCCTCTCGGATCAGAAGCTCTTCGAGCTGTTACTGGTAAAACTTCCATCGACAAATGGCGAGGAAGTATTCTTCAAAGTCCGTTCGGAAAGGTCGTCCCGACCTATCACCCAACACGTATCATGTTTGAGTACACTAAATACTCTGTCTTCGAACATGATCTCCAAAGAGCCATTGAGGAATCCGCCTTCCCAGAGATCCGACCTCTCGGAAACGTCTTCGACATCAGCCCCTCCTTCTCCCTCGTCATCAACTTCCTCGACAGTCTCCTCTCCTCCCCACGACCAATCTCCTTCGACATCGAGACTTCATCCAATCATATCCGATGTCTTGGAATCGCTGATTCGTCGACCCACGCAGTCTGTATCCCCTTTACCTCAAACAACCGACCGTCTGCAACGCCATCCAGAATCTCGGTTGGAAGACTCTGTGGAGGAGAGTTAAACTCGTACTGGACGGAACTGGAGGAGTATGAGATCCTGAAGAAGTTGGATCTAGTCTTTCGGGATACGAGAATACATAAGAGAGCTCAGAATGGACAGTTCGATTGTCAAATCCTAGCCAAAGAGTTTGGGTTTGTAGTACAAGGTGTCGAGATGGACACAATGCTTGGTGCATATACCATGTACTGTGAACTCCCAAAGGGACTGGACTTCCTGGCATCCCTCTACACCAAGATTCCATACTGGTCTGACTACGACGCATCGTCAGACCATGAACTCTGGACTTACAACTGCTGGGACTGTGTGTCTACGTACCAGATTTCTGACATCTTACTGAAAGACTTAGCGGAACGCAACCTTGGGAATGACTTCAACTCCCTCACCTTCTACCAGAACCACGTCCAACCGAGCCAAGAAGTGATGACAATCATCGGTCAGAGGGGTGTAAAGTTCGACACCAAGAGACGTGACGAGCTGAAGATCCGTCTACAGGGAGAATTCTATATACTCGAGACCAAGTGGAAAGGTCTAGTGGGAGATGTCAACCCATTCTCCCCAAAGCAACTTGCAACACTACTCTATGAGAAACTCGCTCTCCCATCGCAACGTAATCGAAAAACTGGGAATGTGACGGTGGATGACGAGGCACTGGAGAAGCTCGCCGGGAAGTACACCAAGCACTCGGAGATATTCTCCACCCTCCTCGATCTTCGGCAGAGGAGAAAACTAATCTCCACCTACCTTGAGATTCCACTTGGATCCGACGGTCGTATCCGCACCTCATTCAATGCAGTGGGTACGGTAACAGGACGGTGCAACTCTAGTCGAACCATCTGGGGCGAGGGATCAAATCTACAAAACATCCCCAATCGCACCGAGACTGGGAGGTTAATTCGTCAGATGTTTGTGGCTGACGACGACAACCACGTACTAATCAAAGCTGATCTCAGCCAGGCGGAGTTTCGTCTCGTCGTCTGGTTTGCGAAGATACAATGGCTTATCGACAAGTATTATCGAGGAGAATCCTACGACATCCATCGATGGCTTGCGTCAAAGATCTACTCCAAACCAGAATCCGAAATCTCCAAAGCCGAGAGGTCAATCGCGAAGAACGGAGTCTACGGTGGTAACTATAGGATGCAGGCAAAGACCGCAGCCGCAACCTACCACATGTCAATTCCAGAGGCCACCAAGGTTCTCGATACGCATCGACTGGAACTACCGGAAATTCCCGCTTGGTGGTCAGAAGTGGAACGAGTGGTGAATACAACCAGACAACTAACCAACCCACTCGGACGAGTCAGGATGGTGATGGATAGACTCGACGACTCTACCTACCGAAACTGTTACTCGCATTGCTGTCAATCGACCGTGGCGGACATCATCCACCGAGCGGCAATACTCTCGGAGTTGATACTCGTCGACTGTAAACCAGTGCTACAGATCCACGATGAACTTGTGTTCTTGTGTAAGAAATCCGCGTTGTCTGAGAGCTTGGTTAAGATCAAAAACATCATGGAGTATCCTCTCTCAATCCCAGGTGTCAAGGAACCTCTAATCATCCCGGCGGAGATTAGTTACGGACCAAACTGGAGTGAGACCAAAATCTGGGTTCCATAAACGACAAGAAAGATTAGTTCAATGCCATCATCCTCAGCTAAAAACTTTCTAACAGAGTATCGTACACTCTGCAGAAATACCGAGATCTCTCCAACCTTCCAAGTCTGGAGTGCATTGGCAACGATCTCCTGCGTACTTGAGCGAAGAGTCTATATGAGGATGGGAGTATTCGACATCTACCCAAACGAGTACATCGTCCTTGTGGCTGGTAGTGGACGTATGCGAAAGGCAACACCTATTGGGTTGAGCAGGAGTCTCCTCGAAGACCTTGAACCACTGCCAAATCTCATCGCACAGAAGTGCACCACTGAAGCTCTCTTCGATGCACTGAAACTCACGGTGGATGGAAAAGTAAATGTAAGCGGTTGTCCGGGACGTGGATTTCTCGTAACAGACGAACTCTCAAACTTCCTCAACCGTGGAACAACCGAGGCGGGTATTGCAACAATCTTAACCGAACTCTATGATTGTCGCAAAGTTGTGACTTACCAAACTAAGGGTCGTGGAAAGGAGATACTACGTGATACTCAACTAGGTATTCTCTCTGCAACTACACCAGAAGAGTTACATAAAGCCGTACCGGCAGAAGTCATCGGTGCTGGATTGGCATCGAGGATGCTTCTAGTCTATGAAGATATCCCACCAAAGCCAGTCGTAATCCCAACGCTCGACCTAGATGCGAGAGCCTATTGTGTGAATGCCCTTAAAAGATTCCAAGTTCTCAGTGGTGAGATCATTCTCGACTCGGCAACCAAAGAATGGTGTGATGAATGCTACATAAAACGCTGTTATGAAAACACCATGTTTGACGACCCACTCCTCTCTGGTTACGCCAGTCGACGTTTTACACATATCATCAAGGTCGGAATCCTCATGGCAGTGGGACTTACGGAAGAACTTCATCTGACCCCAGAACTCCTCACCAAAGCCGAAGTCCTAGTAAGCTGGAACGAGAAAGCTCTCCCAAAGTTAATCAAGGTTATCACGATGAGTGAAAAAGGTGGGATGATCAACTTCGTCTTCAACATCGTCCGTAAACATAGAAAACTCGACAGAAAGGATTTAATACGACTAACCTCTCATCGAATTGATCACAAGGAAGTTACCGACATTATCGACACTCTGATCAAATCCGGTCAAGTTCGAACGACGGTAACAGGTGCAAGTATTTACTACGAGGTGGTTTGAAATGAAAGTCAGAGATTTAATCGAGAAACTGTCAAAATGTGATGAGGATGCAATGATTGTCGTACACACAAGAGACTACTGTGGAGATGTTAAAGAGGTACATGATGTAGATCAACGGCATGCGACAATAACTAGGAGTAGGGTTGAACTCCACATTAGCTCGGTATCAAAACTAGTCGTACTTCTCTACTAGAGATACCCATGTGCCCTAAGATTCCCTACAATCCTACGCGAATGATACTCCCCATCCGTCCTGAATTGGGGACTCCCTACCTTGACATTCCTACATGTCGACACCGCTCGATTATTCGCTTCAACCGGAGTACGTCCCCAACACGACGCGATACCAAGGATTGTAGAATCTGTTACCGCACATCCCTCAACAACCTGGAGTTTATGGAAAAAATGACGCTCAACGTTCTCAAAAATCCCGCTAACCTCAACCCTCTCCCCAAGGAGTTCGTATGGAAAAGGTGACCTACTTAGAAGGATACTGGATGTCCATGATTGTAGAAGTGTGGATTGAAGCGAAGAGACTCCCCAGTCCATCACAGACCCTCTCACACCTTCTAACACGTTGTATATCGAAGTTCCAGGAAGTGTCAACGAGAGTGCCGTCGGTCGTCCAGAGATCGAATCTAACCACATTGTCACAAAGCCTTGGTGCTTTTGAGCAACTAGTAGCTCGTTCACCAGAGCAGAATGCAGAGAATCTCGAAAAGGCTCTGCACTCAGAACTACACCTACTGTCCCTGACGGTACGTGATCTGGACCTAAGTTCCCAGACATCAGTGTTGAGAGTGGAATACCGAGGAAAACTTGGGAGTTCCAACGACCGTCCTGGAACCAGCCACTGATGAAACAGTCTGGAGGTGCATTGGTCGGGTCAAGATCGAGCACCTCTAGGCTGGATTTTTTCCAGGTCTCGATTGGTTGGTCTAGATGAAGGAGATGGGCAAGGTTCTCTGGTAGAAAGTCAAGCACCTTACGATCTAAATCGGTGATTAAGTTCATTGTTGTCCTTTAAGGCGTTCCTGACGCATAGACTCTCGCTCTTCACGAGTATTCTGGGTCTTGACTTTAGCGTCATACTTCAAGTCTTTGAGTCTTTCCTCAGTCATCGGATCAAGTTCGTTCATCCATTTACGTTGAGCCTCACCACCCTCGAACTTTCCAACTGTTTCCACCTCTTGATACTGACTTGCCCAAGCATCGAGGAGAGTGTCATACTCCTCTAAAAGCTCATATTGCTCATCAGTTATAAACTTCTTGAGATCAACCCGTTGCTCTTCATTTAGATCTGCAAGTAATCTTCTCCCACGAAGACTACTCGCGAGAGCAGCATAATCACCCGGTTTGACCTTTAGTTCATCGAGATAAAGTTTCGTCGGATCACCATTCGACTTCAGAATCTTCGATGCTCGGAGAGAGGTTTCTCGGAGAGAGTCCTTATCCCCACCTTCCATTTTAACCCTCGCTACACCATTTCTTCTCCCCCATCTGTAGAATGCACGTTGTGCAGTATCGAGTTCCGGATTCGGTGCCCCAAGTCCATCCATTGCCACGAAAGTGTTGATGAGCCGAAATGCTGGATTATTATTGGAAAGGAACTTCAGCCCACGATCCCAACCACTTAAATTACTATACTGACCCTTTCCGGTCATGAAATCCGCGAAATCAAATCCGATGGATATCGGCCTAGAAAACTGAGGGACTTGATCTTTCAGGCTCTCAGATCCCGCCCAGTCCGTACCAAGTTTGTAGAGTAGAGTAATTGGACCCCCAATCCCATACGCGAGTGACTCCACAGCAAAAGTCGCTGGTGAGTACACGAACTCCTTCCCCTTCTGGTAGATAGCTTGTTTATCAAATCCAGAGTACAACCAAGCGTAAAGCAGAGATACCGCCGATCCTTGTACTCCTGTATAAAACATATTCTTAGCAAACAAGTGAGCGGCAGCAAGTCTCTCTTTCTGGGTTCCCCTGGCAGCCGCATCCACCGCAGTTTCGATCGTCCTTGATATTACATTCATCTGTTTTGCAGGATAGGACGAAAACCACACCAAAGACTTCCAAAGTCTCTGAGCCAGAAGTTCCGAAGTTTCCCCAGTCCCTCGTCGACCAGAGGTAAAGAAACTCTCCCCCTTACGAAGAGCCATGCCATACTCCACATCAGTTCCCTTTCCTCTCGCCATTCGTCTCGCGGTCTCAAGATCAAATCCGAGGAGCCGTAGTACCTGGGTAGACACTGCACGAGAATATTCTGGTAAATATGCTTTTGCGTGACCGACTTTCATCTCCTGTACAGCGACATCCATCATTGATCCAGCGAGCCAGCCTTGAGCGTGGTTCATTAACCAGTTTCCTGTACTCTGCAAACTACCACTTAGTTTGGCAAGGGAGGATACGGGAGAAGATGAATCAAAAGAGAAGTCTAGAAATAATCGTGCAATTGTACCTGCATTAAGCATCTCTCGCACTTTACCTTTATCTAACAACTGCATCGCGGCCTTGAGTTGCTTACCAGCACCACCAATCACCGCCGCAGTACCAGTAACAAACTCTGGCAACTGACCAATTGCTGACACAGATAAACCAGATCCACGTAATGGTGAACCAAGATATCGCTCTGCAAAGTAGATACTATCGGATAAAACTTGATGCAGATTATCAGGTTCAAACCCATGCACAGATTCCAGGTAACTATTGAATGCTCTCTGAGCTTCCGGAGATTCCATCCCAAGTCTACTACGCAACTCACCAACCCGATCCCCAAACTTCTCTCGCATCGCCACCCTAGCAGCAGTACGTTCAGCACCAATCCGGAAGTAGTCACCAGGTTCGTGGTGATAGAGGTCTATCCAAATCTTCTTTCCACCAAGTAGTGTTCCCCACCTGAGTTGGGATGGATGTACCTGAAAAAATCGATGAAACTCTTGGTTTAGTGGGTTAGAGATCGCGTCATAGTTCCCTTTAGACCACGCCTCAGAAAGCTCCAAAAATTTCTTTTCAACAGTTTGTCGAGTAAGACCTATCATCTTACCTTTGTTTGCATCATAGAAACTATCCACCATCCTCTTCCAGAGAGTCGTATGTGGCCTACGAATAATCTCCACAGCTTGGTGTGTCATATAAGACAACACCTTCCCCTGTGCCACACTCTCTGGGGAGATTAATTGAAACATCGAATACAAAGCTTTATTCGCTGTTTTCAAAACATCGAGTGCAGGTTGTAAACCCGATGGAACTGCTCCACCAAATTCCACCGCATCTACGAAATTCCTGATCGCGTAGTCTCCATAATCCTTAGACTTTGCAAAGTATCTCTGCCCTTGTTTCCACGCCTTAGAAGTAAGTTTCTTCGCGGGATCAATCTGATCCGAGAACTTCGCGGTAATCTCCTTCATTCGATCATCTGTAGATCGGACGAGATTAGTCACCTCACGACTCAAAGTCTTCCCAACTCCGAGTCGTAAGATTCGATTAGCACGTTCCTCAAAGAATCCAGATAGAGGAAGTTTCTTGACAAAAACCTCTGGCTTGGTTACTTTCTCATGTCCTTCTGCTGTAACCAAATCCCACACCTTCCGTAGGGTTGGACGGATTTTTGCTGAGAACGTACTCACCATCGTCTTTGCAAACTTCGGAAAGTCACTGAGTGCAGGACCAAGATTCGTCTTTGCCCAGTGCCCTAAGGCTCCGATCCTCGCACCTGTCCACTTCGCCCCACGAGATACCATGTCGATGATATCCCCCGTGGCGATATAACCGCGGTATCGAGACGTACCTTCTCCACCTTCTTTTGGTGGGGTAAGATTCTCGAGATACCAGAGTGTGTCCCCGGCGGATATATCATGCTTCTCCATCACCTCAATTGCACTCCGAGTGAGTTTAGACCGCTCTTGAAGTGTCGTCTTTCGAACATCTTGAGATAAATCCTCCCGGCCAAGATTTGTATCTATCTCTCGGAGTTTGGTACCAAGTTGGCTGAGGTAGAGTTTCTGGTCATCTGGGATGGTGGAGAAACCTTCTGGAGTAAGATCAACTGTGGTCTCAACCGTCTTACCATTTTCCAGTGTGAGATCAATATCTTCGAGAGACTTAACCTCTTCAGGCTTTAACTCACCTTCAGTCTTCTCTGATACCACACCATCACTCACTAGAACCTGTTCAGATGCTACGACACCTTCTTCCGGAGCTTTTAGACTTTGAACTCTCCCTGAGCCTTCAGGAGGTAGTACCGGTGCAAAATCTCCCTGATCCACCACACTCGGACCCATGGAAGCAATTTCACCCGGACGGACGGGAGACACCTTCTCAGGTTCGAGGAGTGTCTGACCCTCTGGAAGATTCTCCGACTTCTCTGGAACCCTACTACTGAGAGCAAGTTCCTGCTCACCAGTTAATACCTGGGGTTTCACACCAGGTGGTAAGATTTCCTTAACCTTCTCTGGAAGAGGTTGGTTCTGAGCCTTAGACGACACCCCAAGTAATTCCTCTTGTGGAATCTCCAGAGTCCGAGGTGTACCCGGTGGAAGTCGTCTATCACCCGATGGTAGAATATCCTCCACCTTCCCAAGACCCATCGCCTCTGCCACCGGTTTTCCGAGGAGTTCCATAATCTCCACATCCTCAGCTCCAGCGGCTTTCATCTCAGAAGTGAACTTATCGAGTAACGCCTGATGTTCCACAACCAACTTATTCACCACCTCGACTCTCTTCGCTCGACGAACATCAGCCACCTTACGGCCAGGGTAATCCTTCTCCGCCTGTCTAATCGCCTCACCCTTATCAACCTCGAGAACCTGACCCTTAAATTTTACGAACTCCGCTTTCTCATCCAGAGTAAGTCGTTCCCAGGTGTCCTCCAGTTTCTTCAACTCCGGAAATTGCTTAATACTCTCTAGTCCACCCGACGCAATTGCATTCGACGCCATCAACACAAACCCAATTGCCCAGGTATCCTTACTCGCTGCGAGATTCTTAATCGCCTCCCACGCACCAGTATCTTGTAACCCAAACCACTTCTTCACTTGTGCATCAGCCGCACCCTGGGTGATGTTAAGTCCAACTCCACCACCACCAGCCAAGAGCATCCGTCCGAGTACCTGCTTCTTGATTGGAGAAACCAGTTTCCCAAGTTCATCGAATGTCGGTGTCAACCCAGCCAAGAGTGCGTTCGCAACCGCATTTGTCACCCCAACCACTGCCATTTGTTCCGGCGTCCATGGTTGACCGAGAATCCTACCCTGCTCCGCCTCGCCTCGTGTCCCACCAATACCCTGAGCAGCTAGATTAGCCCCTGCTGGAGAGACAACTCGCCCTAGATACCCCTTACCAGCACCGGCTTTAAGTCCGCCAGTACCCATAAAGGACAAAACCTCACCACCGATTCTTCCACCAGCTTGCGTCCATCCATGCTCTGGATTACTCGGTATCTGCTCCACGAGGGATTGGATACCGGTCATCGACTCAGGTGCTATGACCTTTCCGAGTCTTGTAATTCCACCGACAGACCCCTTCATCAGAGACGTCAGGAAAGTCAACGCTTTACCTTGATTATAGTCCACCCCAAACGGGTCGTTACGAAGCGTAATCGGTGCGAGCTTATTTAGGGTCTCTTGGTAGTGCTTCTGCTTCTGCTCACCCTCCGCCTTATCCCACCCTTCTTGACCACCAGGGAAACTTTCCGGTGCAAGCTTTTGAGCGAGAAGAGCATACTGTTCTCCGAAAACATTCCCCTGAGTCATCCCAGGTGCACCACCAATTTCTCTTTCAAACCGAGTGTTGAGGTCCGAGAGTGCAGCGTCGAACTCGGTGGTCTTACTCCTTGCAACATCCTGCTGCATCTCTTCCATTGTCATCTCGCCAGTCTCTGCCCTCTTCTTCGTCGCAGCGATATCGGCGAGCATTTCGTCCATCGTCATAGACATAATCACCTCACTACTTTCTGGGATTCGGAGACCGGCATCCACTTTTCACCGTTCCAAGATCGAAGTATTCCATCCGATGGTGTCCATCGATCATTGACTTCCGGTGGTTTCTCAGGATTCCACGGCTTTGAGGTAGTTTCGGCGACAGTCACATCGGCTTTCTCACTGGCATCTTCGACTGTATGAACCAGTTCGATGTAACTCTCCCACTACGCCATCGCTCTCTTAGCATCAGAAGGGTTAGAACTTGCTAAACCCTTCTGTACAAGTGCAAGTCTATCTGCCTTCCTTGGATCAATCCTACGTAATCGAGCTTCGAAAGTCTGTTGAGATCTTCCTGCGATTGTATCAATCACTGCAAGTGTTTCATCATCAATAATATTAGATTTACGCAACGAGACAGCAACAGCAAGTGCTACATCTCTAGGTAGTTCAGCGAACTCTCTGAGTTGCTTTTCTTTTTTAACCGCGTAGTCAAGACTTTCTTGACCTACGACATCCTGGTTAAGCTTACGTGCAACATCGGCTTTCGTCTGTTCTAGAGCAAACTTCTTAGGTATGAAATCAGTCTCCACTTTAGTTTGTTCTCTGAGCAATTCTGCGGTCAATAAATCACTCCTTCCACGCTCAAGATGCATCGCAAATTCCGATGGCGATTGATCCATGAGCATCTGATTCTTTTGTAATTCCCCCTGTAGAATCTCCCTTCTTAGTGGGACTAGACTCATCTCCGCAGCTTGCTTCTGCTGATCAACCGCGAGTCTCGCCTGCTCCAATTGATTCTGCAACTCCATCTGACGACTCTGCATGGTGAGTTGCTGCTGTTGGAGATCGCCTTGTCGTTGACGCTCTCTATCTTGGGACGCAAGTTGCTGTTCCTGAAGGGCTTGACCAGCCGCGTCGTAGAATGGTAGAATCTGTGCTGGCATTTAGGACTCCTTTGAGATCAAGTCTTCGATTTGCTTGCCCACGTCCACGGTGTAGACGTTCGCGATTACGGATAACCCACATTGACCCATGACTTCAGTGTCATTCACACCAGATTCCCCTCGGATCTGCGATACCCCATTCTGCTCCGCCCAGAGAATCAATCGCATAAGTATAAGTCTCTTCGTCTTCAACTCCATCTTCTGATCAAACCAGGTTTGGTAGAGTCGAACGACATCGGACTTAATCATATACGCGAGGACGTAACCGTAGACGTTATCCTCATCTAGATACACTGTAAAGTAAACAGAGTCTGGAGAGGTCAGTAGTCTCTGTTTCAGAGCCTCAAGCTGATCCTCTGGTGAATCAAACATCCAATCCGACTGGAGAATTCCTTTAATTGAATCCAACCCAAGTGGACTGCGAACACGAATGAGTTTGGCATCGCTGAGCATAAGTAGATCTCCTTAGATGTAACCTGGAGTAGAAGTTGTAGACTTAGTAGAAAACGGCGAGAAAACGTCACGAGCGATACTTCCACCTGGAAGTGATAGAGTTCTAGATGGAGAGAATTGGTAAGGTGTCGAGAGTGTCCGATCAGTTGGTTGGATTGGTAAACCACTACCAACATTCTGGACTGGAGTTGACGTAGATACGGGTGTTGGGCTCGATGTTCCGCCAGCAGCCATAGTTCCAGCAAAAGGTTTATTCAAAAAATCGCTCACACCAGTTGGTCCAGCAACATTCGGTGTTGCTGTTGAGTATGGTTGAAGAGCAACTTGAGATTGTCCGCTCAACTGTGCGAGAAGTTGTCCCCAATCTAGAGGAAGACGGGACTCGAACTGCTGACCTTGTTGAGCTAACTGCTCCCTCGCGAGCTGAGTCTGTGTTCCCAGTTGAGCACGTTGTTGGAGATTGGACAAATTCGCCTCTCCCAAAGCCTTAGCCATGAGAGACTGGATATTCCCAAGTTGCTGGGCTTCTGCCAATCCTCTCCTAGACGACGACAACGCACCAGCACTTGCGAAAGTATCGCGAAGTCGGGGGAGGATAGATTTATCATACTCCCGGAGTAAGGGAGTCGCCACTGCCGATTTCACATACTTCGCAGTTGCGGTTGGGTCTAGGATAGTCTCTGCAAATGGGGTTTGATCTGTTGAACCACCACCAACTGGAGTCGTTCCACCAGTTTCAGTCCTAGTATCAATAAACTGTCCAGGTCCACGACTATCAACAGCTATTCCGGTGAATGGGGTTGTTCCACCTCCACCCCCGATCCCCGATATCCCACCCTTCAAAATCGCGTCTATGGCCTGTTTTTGCTCAGGTGTCACCGTGGAAATAGCCTTGATACCACCACCCGGAAAGTTAACTGTAGAGTTCGGTTTGATAGAACTTGTGCCTTGACTATACGCCATAGCAGTCTCCTTTACTCAGTTACTCAAATCCTTCTCATCAAAACAGTCTTTTCCCCTCTGACATGCGAGTGAATGAAGAATTTTCTTAATCACCCGCAAGTCTCGGAGGATGTTCGTTAATCCCACGCCTACCCCAAAAGCGAACACCGTAGCGGCGACCATAACCCCAAGGGCTATAGGGGAGTCGTTGGAGATTGTCGTAGTCTGTGATAACACAGTTCCGATGACTACTCCGCTACCAGTAACACTGCTAAGTACAAAACTCCAGGTCATAAGCAAATCCTCACATAGTTAAAGAAGTCGGAAGTTCGGTTAAGACTAGAGATGCGTGGTTTATCACTGCATCATCATCTGTAGTATGATTGTGGATACAGAGAGAAACTTCATCATTAAATACTAGGTCGAGAATCAGAGTTGCTGAAAGTGTCATCGGACGACCAGTACCACCAAGTGGAGTCTCGGCATGTGCTCCACCTCGCGACACACGAATACCATTCACCATCACCCCAGCTTCGAAGGTAAGGTTAACACCAGCAACGGCTTCTAGTGAAATGCTCCAAACCGCGTTATACTTCCCTGGACGGAGGATTTTCAAGTAATGCTCACCGTCGAAGGTCACACCTCGGAGAATCCCAGCCGTCATATTCCCAGTAATCTCCGTATCCACCTCTGCTGCGGTGATCGTCACCGTGAAGTCATTATTCTCATTATGCATCTCACCATAATGTGGATACAACGCTGTGAGCGACTCTTGAATCGCATACAGTGCGGTGTCCACGACGGTTAGAGCTTCATCGATCTGAGACGTGGAGTAGGCATCAACCTGAAGAGCAGTAACTTGGTGTGGATTGTCATGATCATTAACATGCGACACAAAACTAGTATTAGGAGTAGCACCAATTTGACCCACTGTAGTTTTATGTGGATTATTAGTGTTGGCAATATGTCCATCAACTACTAGTTTCGTCTCAAGAGTCTTCATCAGTCCGTTGAGATAATCAATAATCTCCAACACCTGATGCTGGAGTTCTTGAATCTCAAAATCTTTTGACCCAGCAAGAATCCTTGGAATTAAATTTCTCTTTTGTACGATACTTGTCTTAGAACTTACCGAGGATGGGATGATAATCGAATCAATGAAGCTTGTGGTATGGATAAGTGTAGCCCCTGACGACTTATAACTATACCCACCAAGTAGCACACTACTATTTATCGTTTGTGGAACTGCAACAGTATCAATCAATTGTAGATTGTGTATGTAATCACAATCCATTAAACCCCAGTACAACGTTGCTTGATCATCTTTGACATCAACAACAATAGTGAGTGCTGCATACTTCAGAAATCGACTACTAGCAAATCCGTTGTAGATGCTAATAAACTTAGTATCTGTGTCAATAGTCCAAGACTTCAGCAACACATCATTAACAGTTGCAGTGAAGACCAGACGAGTTTCTGTGTTATCTCCATCATAGTCTATAACACCAACACCAAAGACAAGTGCATCTACAAGTGAGGGACTCTCTCCAAGAACACCACTCGCCCTGACAATCAGATAAGCCTTTGGGTTTGTTACTACATCAGACGTCAGAAATCTAAACCTTAACCCAACTCTTCCATTTCCACCACTTAGTGTATGTGTACTAGATTGCAGTAGTGTCGCTCTCGAAACATCTGCAACCTGACACATTGCCTCACTACAGATATTGGTGAATGTAGAAATCTCTAGACCATTAGACGTAGTATCTAATGGTTTTGTGACGGCGAGTGCAATGGCCTCTTGTGGTGTTAGTTCTGCTACATCAGTTGTAACAGACTTCCAGAGACCGCTGGTAATATCAGATATCGCTAGTGGCGACTCTAGGTATGCTCCCCATTTTGTCCAATCGGTGAGTAGAAACTTATTCGTATTCACAACACCTGGAATAATCGTAATATCCCGAATCGCACCATGGATACTAAAGTCTGTCCCAGGTGACCCTGCATAAGCATGTGAGTAGATGACAACTTGGCTCCGTACACCAATTGCCGCCATCATGTAACTGGTATTTACTTTCCAAAAGATCTTCTGTGTCGTACCATCTACTCCCCATGTTATAACGTTTCCAGTCTTAGAGACAGTAATGGTATGTATGCCAAGCAACGAAGCAGTTGGAATGCTATTAGCACCCCTGGCCCAGTCAAAGTTACGTCCTAGGTCAGGTTCTTCTGTCCATGGATCAATATTAAATCCATAGTTAGCTTGGAACCGGATGTCAAAACCTTGACCCCAAAATATCCCTGGCTGATGTCCCCAACCTATTCCAACAACCCAATTGGTTGTGTTTCCTGATGGACCAGATTGAGCGAGAGTCTGAATCTCTATTTCTAGAGAGATAGACCAATCGTCATCACCAAGGACAATATCTTTGGTGTATAGATACCAATCCTCATACCCATTCCCAGCATATACACCAGATATTTTCTCAAACACAATCGGGATTTCACCATCTATAGCATCAAGTGTCTGAGGACCAAATGATCCATCTTGTTGTAGGGTCTGGTAGGTCAAACCATTATACACTGTGCCATTCCCACCCGGATTCCTAGCAAGATTCCAGTTTGGTGCGGACGCCATGTCCCCGGTGTAGGAGAAATCGTCATGAAATTTCGTGAGTACCATAGTAAACTCTACCTCTCTCCAGTCGGTTTTCCCCATACACGATATCGACGAAGTTCGAAGAGCACAGAGTCTCTCGGACCGACGTAGACTTGGTAAGTAAGAGGATGAAGTACACTGAACGGGCTAAGACTGAAGATGAAGTCTTGATAATCTGCTGGTGTCACATCCCCAAATCCATCTTCAAATGCAATTCCATCGAGGATAGTCGCCCCGTTCATCTTGACTTCAATCGTGGATGACGTCGGACTAACAATCTTCTTTGCAACTTTGAAAACATCGAGTGTATCCGCCGGCCATGGAGTTTCAGCAGATGCTCCGAGGAGAATCTTAGTTGATCCGGTGATCCAGTAGGCAGACGCGATATAGACATCCACACTCGCTTGAAGATACCTCTTCACCTCTACGTACATCTGACTAGTACGATTATACCATCCAAGTAGAGCGGTGTAGTACACCGGCGTGATCGTTGCAGTTATCGCATCCACAGTAAGTATCGCATTCGGATCTACCACTGGACTAGGAGCATCTGTCTCATGCTGTGGGGTAAAGATCGTAAGAGTTTTTGTTGATGATATCCACGGAGACACCAAGGACAGACCATTGACTTCCTTCTGCCTATTCGCGAGGGAATTTGGAAGTCTAGTCGAGGTGGAGACATTAAGATCTCCAAGTTGGTAACAATACCACGTACTCCCGACTTTATAGCATCGACTATGATTCGTGAAGTCGTTCATTTGCTCCATTCAGTCACTCGGGTCCATTGGAGTAACGAGACTTGGGAAGGGGTGGATTAGATACCCGTCTGCATTTATGTCGTCGGGTAATGCGATAAATCGAAATCGAATGGTGCTACTGTCGATATCCAACGGGATCTTCAACCTACCCTCGAAGTTACTGGGTATGTGTTGAGCGATGGTCCAGGTTTTACCCTTATTAACTGAGTAAAGCACACTCATCTTGCTCGTAGTAACGTCGATCTCCAGCTCATCCCACCGAGTTCTCTGAGCCTCGGCCGTAAGTGTAAGATCCGGTGTATCCCACCATCCAGTTATCTGGTATCCAAAGTCTGTCAGCATATCCGCATTCGCATTACCCGCGGTTCCATTGGAGAAGCCAATAAGAGTTTGTTGTGTCGGATTACTCGCCGTACCAGATCGTGGTGCTAGTTCGGTTGGGACATACGCGAACTCAGTCCCAGATACTGCATCAGATACCGCATCAGATACCGCATCAGGCCCAGATACCGCATCAGTCACCACCGTGTAGTTGTGAACAAACCACGCTGCTGTGAGTTTATCCACCGCGAGTTTGCCAACCAAGATCTGTGCATCCGTAGCACTCGTAGGGTAAAGTATCCTCACGAGATTAAACTTCTGGTCGTAGTGAACTCTAATCGAGGATGACTTCTCTCGGTAAATCGTCCGTGCGAAAGTCGCTTGAACCTCATTACCGAACTCCAAGATCTGTCGTCCACCATCCCAGAGACAGAAACTCCTCTGCCCGATGTAGAGGAGATAAGGTGGCATCACCACAACTCCTCCAGCCGAGAGTACCTTCAACCCGCTGATTGCTGGCCGGAATCCGAAGAGGATATCTGCATTCACGTAGTAGAGCATTCCGATCGAGTGCTCACCGATCACTGCTAATCCACTCTCAAACAAAACCATCCGAAGAATCTCACCATCAATCGCGAGGTTAGATAGGTCTCCGGCATTACCGGTTGAGAAACTATTGAAATTACCAGTGTCGGACCACATGATATCGTGTGAGGCGTATTCCTGTCTAGTGGTGATTGCTCCAAACATCAAGTATCCATTGAATATCGCAACAGATTTTGCCGAGATGAAAGTCTTCACCCCAATTGGCAAGAACCAAGCACGACTTGCCACCCCATCCCACATAATTGGAGGATCAACCCCATTGGTGAGTACGACGACTCGACCATAATATAGATCAAGTCCAACTGCGAAGTCCACAAATCCAGTGTTTGTGAGTGCAAAATCCTGCGTAGTACCGGCAGGGAAGTACATCGTAGAGGTCGTTGGGACCGACGCTGAAACAGGAGCAAAATTGCATGCTCTAGTCGAATCGGTGGATAGTATTACGTCAACACCGTTGAATGTACCTGAGACGACTTTGATTAGAAAAGTCGCTTCCATCACCATCTCATCATATGATGTTAACAATATTCCAGTTGCACCACTGTTATCTTGCTGAACTGGAATACCTGGTATTGGGAGACCAGAAGCTAACTCCCAGTCTTCTGCGTCGAAGAAGAACGTTGCAACTGTTGCAGATACACCATCTGTGGCTGTATTCTCTAGAACAGCCAGACCATAAAACGCTGGTTGTCTGAGATCCTCAGACCCATTAAACGTCCCGTACAACACAGCGATGTAGTAATACGTAGCGTCTGGGGTTAACCAAACGCCACGACTGTAGCCCTGGACGACAGGGGAACCAACGACAAAAGTCCCCGACGCCACTGTCCACTTTGTTTTGAGAAGTCCGATGACATAAGCTTGGGGGGTGATGTCAACTGGAGCCGCCGATCCCCATCCGAGTTTTGTTGTACCGACAACGATCATATCTCGAACCCCATCTCCCCGCTCGAAGTCGACTAGTCGGCGAATCTCTTCACTAGAGATAGAGTTAATCAACACCTGTATTCCACCACGACGACGAAGTCTTCCCTCATACGTCCACATATTCGTGGTATCAGGACTCAATCCAGGACCGAGTTGATCCGACGGAACCTCGGTGTTAAGCCCAAGGAACTGAAAACCTTGGTCTACTGGAACGAATCGTCGTTGGGTTCTTCTCATTGGTTATGTCCAGAGAACGGATCGACCCAGGGTTGATTGAGGAACACATCACTTCTCTGTGCCCATTGCTCCGCGATATATCGAACTCCGGTTTCGTCTTCATCATCCTTGATCGCCGCAGCGAGGAGATTACCGAATCTTTGATCCCAATAGTTTGCGTCTTCGTACTGTCCGATTGCTCGGAAGACTTCTGCGGTTACGTAGGCAACGAGTACATCATCGATCTCAGTGATCGGACTTTGAGACTCATCAAGATTCCCAGCAAACTCAGCGGTTTTCTGATACGTATATCTGATCGTATACGAACTATTACACTTTCGATCAAGGTATAACGTCGTTCCAGCTCGGTAGCAAAAATATGGTCGTCCAGATATTGGAGACCCAGCCACATTCGGGAATCGCTCCACAAACCACTGTTTCGGCCGGAGTTCCATCGCAAAAGAAAGAGTTGGTGAAGCGATGTCGATTAGTCTCAACTCCACCAACGACTTCACACTCGTCGCCAATGCCGCGGTAGTATCGTTGGTGACAACCGACACATCCGCTTGAACTCGAAGATCTTTCCAAGAGTGTAGGGATGCAATCCTCACCAGTCCGACGTTAAACCAGTTGACAATCGGAGTGTATTTATCCGATCGACCAGTGTTGGCGATCACCAAACCGATTAAATCTGCTCTCGTTGCACCCATCTTATACCTCGATTAGTCAACGATCTTCGTCCAGGTAAAACTAGTGTCAGATACATACGCGGTGCAGAGATAGATGTCAATCGCAGAAACTACGATCTTGTTAGAAATCGGAGTATTCTGTGTAACATGGATACAAATATCCCCCACACCCGTGGGTTCGTCTCCACTCGCATCCGTCGTCGGAGCGGTGGCACTATACTTCACGCAAATTCCGATCGGCCGAGGTGCAGTTGTCCCATCGTCCGTGGCATTATTCCTCTTCGTCGGATTCTTTGCCACGAGTTCTCTCGCCTTAATCCCGAGCTTCCGAAAGAACATACTCCACGCACGAGACGCATTACCGTAATCAAGATTTGTACCGGGCACTGCCATTTTACGCCTTCTTTCCGTTGTTCCAGTCGTTTAGTGAATCGTGAACCATTCGTAAACCAACCGCGGTTGAGGGATGGATTAGTTGTGGGCGGCTGAGGTGAGGACACTTGGTATCCGCATCTCCGAGCAATTTCCCACCGGCTTTCTCAATCCCTCGGAAGAATACCATATCGTCGGAGATCTCGGTGTAGGTGGCGGTCTGATCCATTTTGAACCACGAATCTTTGAGGTTTTCCTTACACCAAGTCAGGTCGATCAAACACGAGCCGAGTCCACTAGCTGAGAGTTCGTGTATGCCATGTTCGGCGTCTACAGTCGCAAGACCACCATCATACCGAACAAACCAAACCGAGGTAAATGGCATACCACGTCGGAGATAGAGACCAGTGACCGCAGCCGGTTTTCGCTCATCCCTATCCATGATCTCCATATACCTTGAAAATCCGCCTTCTGGAGTGATGGTGTCGTCATCCATCATAAACAGACGATCACACCCCATCTCAATGGCTTTGTCGACAATTGTCTGTCGTGCTCGATCATGTGGACCAGTACCAACTGGTATGATGGTTACAACATCTCCACCACGGGAATTTAACAATCTCGCGGCTTCTATGAACGTGGTGATGTGGGCGACAAACGCCTCACCAGCTATGAAATCGACGATAGGCATTCCGATACCAACACGCATTGTAAGTCCGTTGTGTAAAAACCTGCAGAGAGTTTAACACCTAAACTCTCCGCAGGCGACAGGAGGAATCTTCACAGACACTTGATATACACCGGCGATGCTACTGCCTCTGTTCCCGCAGCCACGGCCGCGAGATTCAGGATTGTCCGAGTATAAATCGGAGCAGTACCAGCCGCCTGATCCAGTGTACCGTAGACGTTGGCATCCACGGCCTTGATCGTAGCACCAGCAGCAGGACCAGCGGTGGTTACCGTGTTGGTCGGAAGAATCTTACACGTAGACGACATACCGAGAACCTGAATCCAACCATACACCTTCGGATTCGTCCCCGTATTCGCATCCATCGGAGCCATCACCACACCACCCAGGCACATCAAATTCGCCGTGAGTGGCTTGGAGAGATTCTGAAATGCCGTGGTGGTATTGGCGATAACGTGGCAGATGAGATCACCCGCCGCTGGAGTATAATTCGTCACTGGATTCTTCACCCAGCGATAAACCTTGTCATCCTCGTATCGAAGTTGACCAACACCTTCGAGATCCTGGTAACTTACATCCGTAAGCTGCGTTCGGAAAATGAATTTTTGAGAAGCCATACTGACACCTTCTTTCGTTTAGTTAGGTAGACCTTACGACACTGTGGCAGAAGTCAGTCGACCATGGCGTCGCGGTTGACCAGTGATGATGTTGCAAGACGAGAGAATATGTGCAACTCGATCCGTTTGATTAGGGATGGGCTTCCATTCGCTCATATCAAACCAGAGATTGGGACGATAAACCGCCTCGATGTGATCCGTATTCAACATGATCAAGTTCGATGCAGCAATGTTGGGAGTCCACGTCCACGCCTTGCCCTTGAACCTAAGAACCTCGAACCCGAGATCCGCCAGCATCATGGTATCATCCTTGACGATCTGGCTCTTATCCACCGCGAATTCCTCATACAACTCAAAAAGCCCTTGGTCGGAGAGAATGAAGTTCGGAGCTTCCTGATTATTGTAGATGGAGTTGTAGAGAACCTTCATATCGGTCACAAGGTTCACTTCATATGGAAGAGTCAGTTGCTTGTACGACGGACCCCACCACGTATTACCTGCCGAAGGCTTATACACTCCGTTAGCCGCGGCGATCTGAGCATACGCGGTCGGACGAGTAATCCCACCATAACTACCCGTGGCAGCCCCGGCGTAAAGAGGCACGAGGTCATTCAACCCCTGAATCTCCTTACCACTTTCATCTGTTACCTGAGCCCGAAGAACATCCGTCTCATACTTCTGCACCAAAGCGTCTCTCGCCTCAGACAGACGTTTCTTGACGTAATCCTTGATTCGGTGTTCGCCAGAATTCTCGGCGTCCGTGATCGTATCCCGCTGAACATTCGCCGCCATATTGCGGAAAGTCCAACGAGCCATGGTCTCGGTTTCGACCACTCCCATCGGAAGTGTATCACCCTTCGTCACCGCGACCGGGGTTACACCCACCGCATACTTCACCGTTCGGGTGATAAACTCTGACCCAGTCTGAGGTTTGAAACACCCCTTCTCCTTCAACATCGCCCACACGGGCGTGGCGAGGAGAATATTATCAATCGCATCAGGTCGTATCTCATACCAGGTCTCCGTGAATGCGTTATCCAGAGTCCTAGTCCATTGCGGAAGCGTTGTTGCCATTGTTCACCTTTCCTTAGAGTTTACTTAAGAGCCTCATCCAACAGACCAGAGAATCCGCTTCTCCCACGATAGGAGCCGGGATTCTCTCGTCCGCGACGACCCGACGGCACAGTTGGTCGTTCAGTTTCTAGTTTCTCGCGAGTTACGGTGGCAGACCCACCGAGTCGAGCCTTGGTGAGGTGATAGAGTTCCTCGACAGTGAGACCTTGGACAGATTGATTAATCTCCGCCATCTTCGGCTTGAGTTGATCAAAATCCGTATACTTCTCCTTAACACGAGAAATCTGCGAATTAATCTCCTGGCTCTGTTGTGACTTAGTATGAGCCTCCAGGTTCTGCAAAACCGGAGTAAGCTTCGAACCGAAGTCTTTGAGCTTGGAATCCACCAACGAACCGACCGACTGTCCGATGAGTTTGTTCAGATGATCCACGAGTTGGGTATTGGTGAGGGTCTCGAGATCGAGTTTCTCATCCACAACCTTTTCAACCACCCTCGGACCAATCTGAACATCCTCCCCTCGACTCCTCGCTTCCAAATACTCACGAATATTTGGATCCGTCAGTAGTCGAGCCTCTTGTGCACGGACCTTCGCATCGTTGTTAAGAGCTTCGAGTGTGGAGAGTAGAGAGCTTCTCTCAGCCTTTTCGGCTTTCTCGGTCTCTTCAATCTCCACGATCTCCTGCTCACTCAGTTGCGGCTGAGCACTAGAGGATTGTCTTTCTGTACGTATCGACGGTCCAGGAACACCAGCATCTGGTGCCACGAACTTATCGCCTTTAACCTCGATCTCAAAATCACTCATATCTTCACCTCAACCTGTCTAAGTATTACTTTCCCGTGCGTTTAAGTTCCTTGGCACGTTCAAGGTCTTGAGTCAGTTTACGGTAGATTATGTAAGACTTCCGACGAATCTCTGCCCTTTTGACGTTCAGTAAAATCGAGAGTTGGTTAAAATCCCTCTCGGTAAAAGGCACGGTCGGATCAGTCAATTCTACCTCTGCACACCACTGACCATCCACCCATGTAAACCGTACTGACTTCTGTATGGTCGCCCTTGGCTTGGTGGTTAGTTCAGCACCGGGTTTTGTTGACAATTCGCTCACAATAAAGCTCCACTCTGAAGGTGATGGTCTCTACAATACCGACGAAGATCACCTTCTGACTTAAACTTCATCGGTTTGTCGTCAAAGTTTTCGTACTCTTTTTCACTATCCCAGACCTTGGCCAGGTATCTTCCACTAACGAGGAGCGGCTTGCTTGGACTTCCGCACTTCGGACACCTCGGGCGAAGGCGTAAATTGGTTCGCACCTTGTGGTGCACCTTGTCCCATTCCATCGAGCATTTGTTGCATCGGTAACTGTAAATTGGCATTGGACACAATCCCCGGCTTAAAAAGCCGCGTAAATTCCGGGTCGTTGAACGAACGACTGAGATAACGACGAAGTTCAAGTTGGTCGATTGAGGGGTCTTGGCTGAGCATCGTGAAGAGTTGAAGGGCTTCTTGACGACGGGCTTGGAGACCCTGGACTGGTTCGGAAGAGAACATCACGCGATAACGGTATCGGCCTTTGATCTGCGGTCCGGTGAAACTCATCCACTGAGCTGCACCATCCTGACCGACGACTTCCACCATACGTGGGGTTCTCCAGAATTTCGCTACGAGAGCCAGGAGTTTTTCCCCACATTCGGAGTAAGCTTCGGACACAGAGTCCTGCCGACGATTTAGACGTTGGTCGGAATTCTGCTGTACGATTATTGCTTCCCGAGCTGTCCGTCGACCGGTGGATTCGTACTCCCCCATTTGATTACGTGAGAATCCGACCGTCTCCCGTGCGTCGCGTCTGACCCACTCGTTCTCCGCTTGGAGTTGGTTGTTGTTGTTTGGGGGAGTAATCGCGGTGATCGGATTTTCTACTCCCTGCTTATACTTAATACCCAACCCAATCGACGAAGAGAAGAACTTCTGGAGTTCGTCATTCTCAAACGCACCTTCTTGGTAGAGAAAACGAAGAGTGGAGATTCGACGTTGGATCTTCGCGATCTCTGCGATATCAATTGCCTCGTTTTGATGGCCCTGAAGGAAAACCGCATCCGGTGTCACCCAGAAAGTTCGGGAGACAGGCGTGAAATTGTACGCCACGAATGGGAGACCAGATTCCTGCGTGTAGTCGATCTCATTCCGAAGGAACTTATCATACCCACTCGCAGTGACCATCACCCTTCCGGTTCGAACGTCGTGTATTTCCCAGAGTTCCACGTACTCCGACTTTCCACTCCCGTCTTTACCAGACGTCCACTGCTGCTTACCTAGACGATATGGTTTCATGATCGTGAGGTAGGATCTAACCCAATCGGCTCGACTGAGATTTGGTCGGAGATCTTTCTTATTCTCATACTTTGGATCACGTTTGATGTCGTCAATATGTCGGACTACTCGATGAGCACACCAAGGGGAGGTGTTCAGGTCGATTGTACCATAGGGTACGAGAAAATCGTGTGGTAGAATTGGCTGTACCCATGGCATACCTGGTTCGACGGACTGGTTGTACTCGATTCTCTGACCTTTTTTATCGAACTGGGTGAGACTGAGACCAAAGACTTGATTTACTTCTTGACCGAGATCCAGGAGAGGATTATACCCAAACTCAGAGTCATACCCGTGTTTAATAATCCCTCGTCCATAGAGAAACGCATGAAGTCCAGCAGTCGCCATCGCCTGCTTCAACCTCGTAGCGTAACACAGTGTATTCAATACACTCTCAGCAATCGGGGTGGTATCTACCGACTCCGGTGTAGTTGGTTCCAAGAGAAACGACGGTCTCGGAACGAGTAGTGTCGAGAGTAACGCATCTCCGGTTGAGTAGATAACATTACCACTTGTAGACTCCGCTTGGGTCGTATGAGCGTTGTAGAACAACGCCTCGACTTTCGCCCATTGATCCTCTCGTCCGTAGAGTCTACGATACTCCAACCCATCCTCAAGTTCCGAGTTCCACTCTTCTACCGTATTCTCACGAAATTTTGAACTCATATCCGTACTCCAATCTGTCCCCATGCCGAGTTGTTGAGTTGTCTGGATCTCCACCGATCACTACACTCCGCCTCTGCGGAGTCGAAACTGAACGGATTTAGACGAGGATCATCTTTCTGAGTTTCCATCGGACTCCGCACAGTTGTCCACAACGGGATTTGCATTGAAAGTGCGTCCGAGATATCATCATGTGCAGAGTATGGGAATGTGGTCAACTCGGAGAGTAATTGGTTATGGTGCCGACGGAAGCGTAACATCCCGCTCTTCACCAGTGGCTGAAGTCCTTGGATTCTCGTCGACTTCGACTTCTTCCCGTGTGTGATTGGCTCTACGAGAAAGTAGAGGTTATCTTGTCGCATGCGTTCTTTAATCCAGTGGATCAGAGATGTCTGATACTGAATCGACTCAATTCCTACCTGCACTGGTTTATAGACTCGTGCTTGAGCAAAGATTGCCTGAATCACCTCAGAGGGGTTTGCCCGTTGTCGCCAGTAATCGAGGACGTAGATACCGCCACCGGTTAAGTCTTTTGCACAGGTAATCACTACGTTGTAATCCGGATCTTTCCCTTTTAGAGTCTCTGGGTCTCCCGCCAAGTCTACTGTAATCCAAGTGAGGATATTCGTTGGTATGGTCTCGTAGAACTTATACCATCCGGGATCGAAGACCATGTCTCCAGACCGAATCGGTTTATTCATGTAGAGACAGGAGTAGAGATATGGTCCAAGTGCTCGTTCGAGTTGACTCAAGAGTTCCTGAGGAAATCGCTCAGCGTAGGTGATTTCACCATCTTCGTCTCCGAGTCCGTTTGTCTCCTTCACCGCTCGTATGTACCCAGTATAATGTGGCTCGTTCTCCATATTCCAAGAGATGAGATCCTTCTCATACCACCTTGTACCGATGATAAGTATCTGGTCCGTAAGAGCATTTACGAGCAGCGGCATTGCCAGTCGATGCCAGCCGATGGCTTGTTCTACATCTTCCTTCGATGGAAGTAAAGCACCATCGGTTAGGTCATCCAAGTCTGGTGCTACAGTATCATCCTCGATAATGATATTATAGTGCCTGGAGGTTAACTTGGTTCTCGTACCAGCGGCTTCAAACGTCGCCTCTGCGTGGCTCTCGGTTCGAGGAATCTGAAGTGCCTCTGACGACCAGATACAATCTTTTGTTGGTAGTAACTCAGGAAACAACGCACGAAAGACTGGGGCTGTCTCAAACTTATTCCGTATAACCGCGAGCTTACGGCAAGCGTTGGAGTGCGAGTTTTGCACAATACAAACACGGATATTCGGATCTCGTATCGCCCGCCAGATCGGATAGGCGATGGAGCCGATAGTGCTCTTCAGCCAGGATCTAGGTAGTACGATCCTCGCCCGACGAAGATCTGGATTCTGCAACATCTGGCAGACGGGAAGATGGATGTGGGGAACTAGGAGATCGAAGCCTAGGACTCCCTTTGCAAAGAAGTAGAAGTCCTCTTTAGCCCTGGTTCTCAGGGCTTCAAGTGTCTTCGGGTCGAGGTTAATCGGTGCTTGAGCCATCTACTTCTTACCACTTTCGTAGTAGTATTTTGCGTGGAATGTATCACAGTACTCTGGTCCGTGTTTCACAAGCCATTTAGCTTGATTCCTTAACCACCGAGCAATCTCCTGTCGACCTAGTGGTGACATCTTAGACGCCTTCTTGATCGTAACTATCGCTGCTGTTTTTGTCAT